GATAAGAGGTTGAAATCAGCAGAAGATTTTGATAAGTTTAAAGGATTATTCACAGACCCTTTATCGTTTCTATAAGTTTAACTAGGTTCACTAGCTGTAACTTACTTGCATTATTGTCACCACCCATAACACTTCTTTGAGGTAGTTTAGGTAGTATTTCTTTTAGCTTGTCGACTGGAAACACAAGACTACAAACCAATTGGTTATCAACAGTTAAGTTATGTACCCATAGGTCAGCTTCAGTTGCTGCAATTCCACTAGGCTTACCATAACTTTCACTCTCTATACAGATGTTACCTGTCTGTGCCCACTTGTCACGCTCAGTCTTTACTTCACAAGTCTTAGCACCGGAGAACATTTCGTCTATGTACTTCTCCCATTGCTGTCCGAATGACAAATCAATGTCAAACTTCTTTAATTCTTTTATGTCGTTGCTTTCGTTTAAAGGCATATCCTTTCCTTAAATTTAAGTAGAGTCTAGCAGTCCTATCCATTTGAATAAGACCACTAGATTTGGTGGTTGTTTTATTTACCTCCACTTGTAATGTCTTTGTCTAATAGTTTCCAGACAATACCGGCTGCGATTATTCCTGCCAGTCCTGCATTACCAAGCGTCCAAACAATATCAAGTATAGAACCAATTACGTTTCCAGTAAGGAAAGCTACCTTTGAACCAAAGATAATTTGTAATACAATTGATAAGCTGATTAGTTTAATACCAACATCTATCGCACCATCAGCACCCTTCATTATTTTATCTAACATATTAACTCCTTTGTTTTAGTACAACTTACACATCAACTGCCCATTCTTAAAGCTTCTAAGAACATAACAACATAAACCAAAGACACTGCTGATATGCTTATTGCAATCAACATAGCTAAATTAAATAGTTTCTTTGGTGTTACTCCTTTATTATACCACATATTATTCTCCAGTTATTTTTATTATTAAAATTTGTAACGCTAAAATTAACAACGCTGTTTCAATCATTCTACCTCCCTCTCTTCTTCTACTAGGTCAACAAGTTCACATACACTACCAGTGCAAGCTAGTTGTTTTGTTCCTACAGTTTGGTCAGTGAGTTCATACTCACTAATTAAATCCCAGTCAACAGACTCAGGCATCTTCTTTTCTAGTGCTGTATATTCTTTCTTAGTACAGTCCTCATAAGGTGCTTGTTGATATGAATGGTCAGAGTGTGGTAAGAAAGATACGCCACTTACTTCATCAAAGTGTTTGTATACCCATGCTCCTACTTCCATCCATTCATGTTCTCTTACACTTACAGTTACACTAGGCTTGTGCTCACAGTAGTATCTTTGATACATAAGCCATAACTCTAGCTGTTCAATAGCAGTCCTCTCGTTCCTAGTTACTGCACCCTTAGGAGCTTTCATAGGGAAAGAGAATACTTTCACACTGTTAGGTTTCATTACATCAGGTTCAGCAGGTATACCTTGGTCCTCCATTAGCTGTGCTATTGGGTCCTTAGCATCTGCTCTTACTCTACGTATGTAGTAATCACTGTGTCTAGTATGTATACCACTAGCACTATCAACTAACTGACTGACTGTGCCACTAGGTTTAACAGCAGTGGTAGCAGTAGCTTGGCTAATGCCTAGCATCTCTGACCACTCCTTGTTTACCTTAACTGTTTCTTTTCTTAAATCTTTTAGGAAGTCAGGTAAACTTTTCTTACCATAGTGTCCTCTGTCATTGTTACTACCATTCATAAATGAGTTGTCCATAATACCAGTAAGAGATACACCAAGCAGTGCTTCCTCCTCTGTATTCTGTACCCACTTAGGACGTAGACGTTTGATGTTAGTTAATGAAGCTTGGAATGTACCTAGTATACTAGCCAGTCTAACCTTACGGAGTATATCCTTTTGCGTGTCCTCAGCTCTTACTACTACCTCGGTCAAGTTACAGAACTGTCCATCCCTAAGTATGATTTCACTACAAGGATTACATCCAAAGTCGTGGTCACTATCCCTTCTACCTATAGATTCTACTTGTTTAATTGCTGCTTCTCTATTAAAGATACCACGCTCACCAGACTTAGACTCATACAGTGATAGCCATTCCTTCATAAAGGTTCCCATCTCTGGCTTCTCTGTATAGCATACACTGTTGTTACTTAGTGCCATCTCTGGTGTGTCCGACCACCACTGACCAGTCTTAGCATTACGCATACGCTCATCAGTTAGGTTAGATAGAGAGATGAGTGCTGACCTACGCACACCACCTACTACAACTACCTCTGCTATCTTACACATCAGTCTATGACATTCATAACTTGTTAGCTTACGCCCACTTGCTTCGCTAAATAAGTTGGTAGCAAAGTTAAACAAGTCCAGTAATGGTTCAGGTCCAGATGCTCTGCCACCAAAGGTAGATAGTCTGGAACCCTTAGGTCTTACCTTAGAGAAATCCCACTTAGGCATCTCACCATCATACAAGTAAGTAATAAGTTTACGGAACGCAGACTGCCACCCTTCCTTAGAATCCTGGACTACTATTGTGTCCTCTACATCTAACAATTCCTCAGGTACCTCAGGTAATTTGTTTATATGCTGTCGCTCTACACTAAAGCCAACTCCAGTTCCGTGCATAAGAATGAATAGACATTCATCAAATGCTTTCTGGTGGTCAACACTTAGGTAAGCACAGTTATATCCTGCTATATTATTCTTAGCAAGAGCCGGACCTGCTGTCATCAGAGCTCTCATACTAGGCATAACTTCTAAGTTACATACTGCATCTTCAAGTATCTTCCTAGTCTTAGGTACTAAGTCTTGGTTGGTATGGCTTGCTAGATGCCACTCCATAAAATCAAAGTAGCGTGCTACTGTTTCCTTCCATGTTTCCCTTCTGTTCTTTTCAGGTAGCCATCTTGCATACCTGCTAAGAGCAATGAAGTTTTGGTAATCAGTTGGTAATTTATTCATCCTCTAGTCCTTTAAATTTATGTATGTTATCAATTAATTTATCTTCAAATCTATCTACTAATTCCTCAGGTTCTATATCAAGGAAATCACAGAGCAGACAGACATCAAACTCTTTAGTTATTCTTTCTTTAAGTTCATTTAGTAGTAGTGCCATAACGCTTTAACTCCTTCAATGTATCTGTAGTGAACCATTTGAAACCTTCTTTGCTACACCACTCACCCATTGTAATCTTAGAACCCTTCCTAACTTTCTTGTTAGCATTGGTTAAGACAAACACTAACTCCTGTGAATGTAGAGAATCTCTTATAGCCTTGTACTTTTGTGTATCACCAGTCCTAAAGAATCCTTTACACTCAACTAAGATGTTACCCTTAGTGAAGTCAGGTATATACTTACGCTTAGTTATGTAAGGTATATGGTATGGTTCATAGTTCCAACCGATTAGTTTTTCACCAACACCGGCTTCAAATTTGTTTCTATATTTAATGGTATTTGTTTTCATCTTCTCTAATAAAAGTAAATTGTAATTCATTATCCTCACTCTCAGGTATGAAATCTCCTTCAAGTAAGAATGGTTGATGTAGACTTTCCAACATAAGACCTATATGTGCTATCAACTCATCTGGATTGTCACCTATGGGATAAGCAGGGTCAATAGCAAAGCTACTGATTGTACCATCAGTTTCATAGAACACTTCCCTAACAGTACATACACCATCCTTGTCCATCATACCCCTGTATTTCCACTCCCTACTCATAATTTCTAATCTCCATTACTTTAGGTTCGTTGTTGACTACAGCTAAGAATCTTGGACCATTTGAATAGGCAAAGACTCTCATGTTAGGGTAACAATGTTTCTTAAACTCACAGTAAGAACATCCTATAGGTAGTTTCATGTTGCCTGACTTACCATCAGGTACTAAATCATAACAAGGTTCAGGAATTGTTTCTAGTTCTATCATCTCCTTAACATGCTTGATTCTTTTTACTACATCTTTATCTAACAGGTCCACCTTTGATACAGCTAGGTGTCCGTTTGATTTATCCAT